TCAATTCCCGACTCTTTAAGTAAGTTCTCCAGCATTTCTTTTTCGTATTGCATAGACTTTGTAGATAAATTCTATTAAAGATAACTCTTTTTCTAGTAATTCCTCAAGATCTTCGTTGCTAAAAGATCTATCTATCGCATCTATTATGTTATATATTTTAACTTTATTGTTTGATGTGTCTAGTTTAAATAGTTTTTTACCTTTTAAAAGGGACTGTATACTATCTATGTCATTAATTATAGGATTGATATACTTTCTCTGTACTTTAGCGTATAGAACATACTTAGCACAAGGATCTTTCTCTCCCCTCATCCAAACTTGATCTACATCGATTGTCTTTACTTGGTTGTTCATTTTATTTTTGTTTATCAGGATCTTCTACAAAAAAATCCATAAGTTTATCTAGCTCTACATCTAAATCATTTATAACATTTTTAATCAATGGATCTGACGATTCTAAAGAATGAAGCGTTTTATGAGCATTATAAGTTGTTATAAAGCCTTGAGTTATTAATATCTCTTGCTCTCTAATTCTTTTCTCCATAGCCTTTATTCTTATTCTTTGAAATTCTTCTACTTCCATAATTAGTTTCTTTACTTTGTTTATATTTCCTTGATGTACCCATGTGTGTTTATTGAAATCCACCATCATTCTAGTTTTCTAATTATTCTGTTAAACTCTAACTCTGTTTTTACAGATATATCTTTTGATATTTTTTTAAAGTAATCAGACCTACCCATCTCTCTAGATTGCATATCTAAAAATTCTACTATCAAATCTCTAATTTGTTTTAGCACTTGAGCATCCCTCATCTTTAACTCAAACTCTAGCATAGGCAAAGAGTCAAGTGAACTAAAGTTAGATGAGTCTACTTCCCTTACCATCCATATCATCCTACTTATAAATTGTTGTCTAGTTTCCATAGCTTATAGTTTTGTGTAAGACAATACTTGAAATTCTCCTATCGGATCTTCAAGGGTAAATGATTCTATCTCATCCTCGTTTTCAAATGTGTAGAATATAGTATCATCATCTACGGATGCTGGATTTGTAGATACAATCTTTGTTTCAACACAAAGGTCATCCCACCATTTTATTTCTACTTCGTATAGTGCCATTATAAATGTCCCCCCCATTTTTCGTTAATAACATCATACCTTGTTTCTCTATCTACCATAGATTCTATCATACCATCACATAAAGGATTATCTAAACCAAGACCATACTCAATTTTGGCATCATTAAACTTATTATCTAAGGCTTGTTCCCAAGCATCATTACCCCATAGCCACTCATCAGTTTCTTCTAATGGTATGTCGTTTGGTAT